AGCGTGGCATCCATCAGCTCTTCCTGGAGGTGATTTAGCCAATCGGTGAGGTTCAGGTCATCACGCATCAGCGTGGTTCCATACTTCTCGATTCCAGCTTCTGATCGCTCGGCATATTTTGCCAATACTCGAAGCACAATCTGGTCAGTTAAGTGATGCGGCTTGCTCATAGAATTCTTCTGGTGTTACTTCGGAGATGTGTATCTCATCCGAAACGGTTAATACTATGCAATAAGAGCACCCATTCATTTGATTGAATAGGTCCTCCAATCGCTTCACAATGTTGTCAAGTTCCTCATTCCTGGTGCCAACATATCCGATGAAGTATCTCATTTCATCAGAAAGTTGAAGGCTTGGATGTAGAACTCATCACCCACCCCATTGCCTCTCATAAATCGGTTGACAGTGTAGTAGTTGAGATTCATATCTTCAGCCAGGTGAGTCATCTTGTATCTGCTTGAGAGTCGGGACCTCAACTCTTTGTGGATGAAGTCCCGAATGTTCTCGCCATCAGAAAGGTAAATCGTCATCGATTTCATCTGTGATTGGTTTTGATGTTGCTGCTGTTGTTGCGATGCGGATATCCCAAGCATTGAGGCTGACATAATACTTGCCATTGTACTCACGACCTCTCAAGTCGAATTTGACCTCACATTCTTGACCGACTCTTGCTGTCTCCAGGAACTTCACTCGCTCATTGACAGCTTGGAACTGCACCAACTGCGGATACTTGTCACCTATTGAGAGCACGAACTCTCTGATGTTCATTTTTTCACTCACTTGTCTGGCTTCACCGAGATGGTGAATGGTGCCTTTTGCTTTTAGCTCTTCCATTTTTATTTGTTATTTAATTGTTCGTAGTATTCATGATATAGGTCGGATGCTTCTTTTAGGCGAGCAACCATCTTTGCCTCGATGTCCTCATCTCTATCGTACCAGAGAGCTGTGATTCGTTTCTCCGGATTGATGTGGTCCACTCTGTGGAGCTGGAGATTCTCGTATTCGTTGAGGAATTCATCCCAAGTGGTGACCATGCAGTATATCAGCTCGGCACATGGCTTGTCATAAAGCATCATATATGCTCGGAGCTGCCACTCATAGAGTGGATTGATTGCATCTTCAGCAAGTGCTGGGAATGTATCCAGGGACCACGATGTTTTGACATCAATGACTCGCTGCTCGATGACGATATCAGCTGTGCCGATGAGATAGTCATTCTCGATGGTCTCTTCATTCTTGACGTAGTTGGTAAACCTCACCGAGTTGATGAGGTTGATTGACTCCAGCTCTTGCTCTCTACCCTTCCAGATGTATTTGTTGTTGAGTTCTGTGGTGTAGTTGTAGAAGTCCTCCTTTACACACTGCTTGATGTAGCTCTTGGCTGTTTCACCGATGCTGTCCTTGGCTCTGCCATTGGTCATCAGCTTACCGATTTGCGATGGATGCCATTTCATATTGCGAGAGCTTTGAGTTGTACTTCAGTGAGTGCATAGTTGGAAGCCAACTGTTCTGCTGTGTACTTGCCAGCTTCGATTGCTTCAAGTGCTGATTTGAATCGCTCTGCATTGATTGTTGGCTTGCCTTTCTGTGAATCTGCTGCACCATTGCCATCATCGTCCACAGCTTGAAGTGAGAGCAGTGACTGCAATGTACCTCTTCTGAAGTAAGTGACGGCAGCGAGCACCTTTTGTGGGTCAGTGATGACTGGAAGGCTCATGAATGACTCGATGACCTCACCTGAATCGATGTCGATGATACGAGTCACCACATCATTGCCCACCACTGGCTGCAAGAGAAGCAGTCCATGCTCGTGGAGGATTGGCTCCACCGTTGTGAGCAGCGCATTGATGTCAGCATAGCTCTTTTTAAAATGTGGATTCGTTGCATTCTTTGCAACCTTTCCAATCTGCTGCTTGGCAGCGTGTAATTTTTGCCAAATGTTCATTGGCTCTGCGAGTGTAGCCTCCGCTTTCTTTGTAGTCATAATCGTTTTTTTTGTTGTTTTGAATTGTAAATATATGCATTTATTTGATTGATTCACAAAATTGCTCATAAAATTTTAAGAATCCTTCAAAATCTTTTGCAATAACATATACACCACCAGCCTCTTCAATGGCTTTCTGGTATGCTTTCTGCGCTTCAGACTGTCTATCCTTGCCATACTTGACCTCAATTTTTACAGAACGTCCCTTGATCGTTGCGGAGATATCTGCCGAGCCTGGTGTGCCGGTTCCCTTGGTCCACTGACCACCGATGGCAACTCCATCAGTGCGATATTTCTTGCGATAGACTCCCATGGTATTGATTCGCTCCGCTTGGCATCCGCTGAACTGAAGGAATGCGATGATTGACTTTGTCAGAGCATTTGCGCTGTTATCATTCCATTGGTCCAGGGCGATGAGATGCGGTGGGATGGTTGGATACTTTTCCATTTTATGCTTCAATTGTAAATCTTTTAGGATTTGTCGGTGTTGTCGTGTCATTGGTTTATTGTTTTTTCAGATTCTTTCAATAGCTCTAATGTCTTTTCAAAGCCAATAATTTCTACAACCTTTCCGATGAATAGCTGCCTTATTAGCTTTTCTTTTTTCTCCATTTCTTTTGCTTCTGGTATCAATTTATTTATCCAGATATCAAGTTCTGAATCTGGCTCAAACCAAACTTCTTTTTTGAATTCATTTAGAAACCAGTCAAGTGCTGTCTTTTTCATTCCTTTGCTTTTTTTCTTAATTCTTGTTCATTTATTTTCCAGCTCATTTTGCATACCAGGTAGAGCTTTACCAATTCATCTGGTGTGAGCTTTTCAATTTCGCTGCGTGACCATCTCCACTCCTCAACAAATCCACCACAAAATGAGCCGCACTTCTTGACAAGTTCATGGTCAAATGCGATATATGCTGGAGAGATGCCGAGCACCATTCTCTCAATATCTTCTCTGTCAACTGTTAATTTTATTTTCATTGCTTCGCTTGTTCATTAAGTTCATCCCAAATATCATCAGATTCTGGAGTCGGCTTGGGATTTCCCGAATCGAGAATGAAGTATCTGCCGTTGTGATTGCGTCCTTTGGTGATGTTGTAGCCTTTATAGTCAGCATACGATTGCACCCATTTGAGGAATCTGCGTGGCTCCAGCTCCTTGAATGATGTGAATTCGGATGTGAATTCTTGAATCTTGCTGCCGTTGTAGTGGTATACATCGAGAGCGAGGTTGCCTTCCTCCACCCAATCAAAGAAATCCTTGCACGTTGCCTGGATGAGTCGTTTTGCATCTGCGTTGATGCTGATGGCTTTCATCAATCCATTTGTCAGGTACTTTTGTAAGTTCTTGACCATGTAGTTGTCGAATTTCAACCAATCTTCATCACCCCAGGAGTCGAATAACAATCGACCATACTCATCGAGTGGGCTTCGCTTGCTATGAAAGTACTGATAGAACTCCAGCTCATGCCTTCTGCGATCATGAGAAGAGCCGGCACCACTGATGACGTAGTTGGTGGTGATGACAATCTTTGGCGAGCGGTTGAATGGGATGAATATCTCATCCTTATTTTTGCGGTTGACGGTTATTCCCTCGGTGATGAGGCTGAAGAGCTGCTCGAAGTCGAATGCTTTGCGCACGTCATCGAATGCCAGAATCTGCGTATCCAGGTTCACTCGCTGATAAACGAAATCAGACTTGGATGGATTGAATGACTTCCCATCTATCTTGACCACTCTGCGTAGATTTCCGAGAGCAGCGAGCATGAGTGACTTTCCACTACCTCCATTTGGGTTGTCATCTATTTCTTGGTCATTGAAGATGATTGCTTTCTGGTCAGTCTTGTCCTTGAATGTGTGCATGAGGTAGCCAAGTGTAGTCTCAAGCGCATTGATTCTGCCTCTATCATTTGCCGATACCTTGCTGACAAAATCTTGAAAGTCATTGGTGCAGTCATCAAGCAGAGTGAAATCTCGCTCAATGATTTGATTCTCCCAGATGTATCCATCGACATCAATGTAGCTCTTGAGCTCAACTTTATTCTTGGATATCTTCGCCACTCCATTCTTGAATGGAATATAAGATGCATCCTTGCTATCTTGAAGCATCAGTATGTTGATGCTGTCAATCATATTGATGAAGTTCTCATTGAATAGGAATGCATTTCTGGAGCAGTAGTTCCACACATCCATCTCACCCTTGCTTTGGAGATAGTTCAGTACAAAGTCCTTGATTTGTTCTGCTGATGAGATTCGGACCTTGTTCTCCTTGACTCTCACAAAGGTCGGCTTCTCTGCATTCTCTGGATAGTATTTGTTGAATCCGTTCTTGACCAGGAATTCAGCGTAGTTGGATGGCTTGATTGTGATCGTGCCTTTCTCATTGACCGACCAGAAGATATCATCACCGGTCTGAATCTCTTTCTTGATGTCCTCAATGACATCCTCTCGCACATTCAGTTGTTTCTTGATGTCATCGTCTGCGATGCCGCTCTTGAGCTTCTGACGCACTCTTTGGAATGTATCCTTGTCCTCAAAGTATTTGATGCCGTATGAGGCTTTTTTGTAAGCCGAGCGAATGGTTGTGACCATCTCTTGCTCGCTGAAGCTGGTGCCTTGAGCATACTTTGTCCAGATGTACTGTTCTGCCGTATCCTTCCCAATGCCATACTCGCAGAGTACTGCTGCTAATTTAAACACAAATTCATTGCGGCTGCCCTCCTCGAATTGACATCCATGGTCGAATCGCTCAATGAGGTTGATGATTTTGTCCTCATCGGATAGGATACAGATGGGAGTGCGCTCGGTGTAGCTGAATCCTTGGTCTTGCTCGATGCCTTCAAATACCTGACAGAACTCATTGAAGTAGATGTCAGGGTCATATGATTCGAAGCATACCCGACTCACGTTGCTGTTCTTTGTATCGAAATATTCACTCTGGAAGTACTTTCCGAATGCAGTGAATCTGCGCTTGTGCTCTACCTTGTCCGACTTGGGTATTCTGATGACAGCTTTCAAGCCATTCCCAGATGGCGAGGTGAACACCATCATCACATGGGGGTCAGCAATCAGCCGCTTCCTTTCCTCCATCATTTTCTTTTTGGTTGGGTATTGGTCGAAGTCCAGGATGCACAGACCTGAATGCTCGACCAGACTGCTGTCGTTGCGCTCGGTGAAGGTACCATTGAACATGATGGCATTGAGTGATGACTTGATGCGGTCATGCTCTGGGTCAGCCTTCTCCAGTGATCGTATGGTTGATACTTTTTTGATGAGCTCGGGGTTGCCGTGCTTTATGCGGTTGTAAACCTCGTGAATGGACAATTCAAAAGGCGTTTCTTTGATGTTAAATAGTGATTTAAAGATTGAAACTTTCATAAAATGTTGTTTTGTGGGGTATAAATATAAGCATTTCGTGACGATAAATGGGTGTTTTGTGACGATGCGTGACAATAAATTTGCAAATCTCAAGGCTTAAATTGCTGACTCTCTGCGACTTGACGTTTTTCCGTGACGATGACGCTCTCAAAAATTTTTTGCTCTTGTGTTTTGACTCAAGTCCC